ATAAAAAATTTAAGAATTGTCTTTATAAACATATACGGACATTATGAATTAAAAATGACAGCGCAGTAATATTAATCCCAAATTTAATATTAATCCCAAATTTAATATTAAATATAAAAATTACTTATTATTATATTACTATACCACCATACCATTACATGACATCAATAGAAAATATACATACACCAAACTCAAATAAAAATAACTGCCAGTTGCTAAAAATTCATACAGATATACATGAAAAATTAAAATATTTCATAGAAATAAAAAAAATCCCCAATATTATTTTTCATGGCGTATCTGGCTGTGGAAAAAGAACACTAGTAAAATTATTCATACAGGATATTTATAATCATAATAAGGAGTCTATAAAAAATTATGTAATGGAAGTAAACTGCGCACACGGAAAAGGGATACGTTTTATTCGCGAAGAGCTTAAGTTATTTGCCAGGACAAATATTAATGTAAAAGATGGTGAAACATTTAAAACAATTATTTTATCAAATGCCGATAAGTTAACTATCGATGCGCAGTCCGCACTACGCCGTTGCATTGAACTATTTAGCCATTCTACGCGATTTTTTATTATTGTTGAAGATAAGTATAAATTATTGAAACCTATATTGTCGCGTTTTTGCGAGATATTTGTGCCCGAACCTATAGTAAACAATAAGGTAGTAAACTTACACAAATATGCAATTAAGGAAACGTTTGGTCTTGATAAACTTGCAAAAAATAAATATGAGAATATTAAACGCGAATTAGATGGTAATAAAAATAAAGAATATACACTAGTTGAACTAGTTGATTTGTGCACCAAGTTCTATGAGAAGGGATACAATAGTTTAGACATTATTAAATATATAGAAATGTCACCACCTAGTCGAATTAGTGATGAAAAAAAATATGAATTCATGATTACATTTAATAAAATACGAAAAGAATTTAGAAATGAAAAATTATTAATGTTGTTTATTTTACATTTTTTTCTTTTTCGTAGCAATATCACTTTAGAAAATATATCATTTATGTAAAGTAATATTATCGATACTGACTAATACTACCGCTACCACTAATTACAACTAACTAACTAAAATAATGGATGACTTTTCATTAAGCAGTTTGCAAGAGTCGCGAAATGAGTATTGTTCAAGGTTAATCACTTTGTTGACACCTTGTATCATCGACGGCGTAAAGTCAATTTTTGATGAATCATGGAAATTATGCGTTGATAATGATGAAAAACCAAAATATTTAATGACATTTCAGAATTTTTTGACACGTGTTCCTAAGTGGAATCCAAATATTATCTCACAAGAGTGTGAACGTATTAAAGAAAAAAGCAATTGTTCATTTATTCCAGATCTTATAACCTGTGTTCATATCAATCAACTTAAGATGTTATCATGTATGCGCGTCGGAACAAAACAGAAAAAAGTAAATATAAATGTTCCTAATTTAGAAGAATTTATTCATAAAGTTTATATTAATGCTGCAAGAAAGATTTATACAAATGTTTACTTGTTTGAGACCAACGTATCATCTCTTAAGTTGCAAAAAAATGCAAGAGACTTGGAGATTATTATTCGTGAATGCATAGTGCAAACAATTCGCGAAAATATTCCTGTGGAAGAGTTACTGAAGTTGTATATGACTGAAACTATAGAAGATGCGATTGAAGTTCATGAAAAGGATGAAATTATTTCTCAGGAACCAATTCAAGATCAAAATAAACAAGCAGGAGCAGGATCAGGAGCAGGATCAGGAGCAGCAGGCAGAATGACAAATCCTACGCTAGAAGAATCTGAAAAAATATCAAAAGAAGAGAAGGAAAAACTTGAAATGGTTAAAGCAGCAAGTTCAAGCATGAGTGAAAGTAGTAATAATAACACAAGTGGTAACACAAATGTAAGCTTCAATATGGATAACAATGAAGTAATATCAATACCAGCAAATGAAAATAAACATAGTTCGCTAGATGACAATGACGATGATTATGATATTGACGATGACGATGATGAAGGTTATTCTGAAAATGTAAAACTAAAAATCGGTAGTAATGTTGAATTAAGTGTCGATCCCTTCCCTATAGATAGTGATAGTGCTTCTGGATTTGGAACAGATGATGGTGATAGTGATGTAGAACTTACTATTGATGAAATTCCTATGATTGATAATTATTAAAAATAAATTTATAATTATTTTATTGTATGTAATAATATACAATAATATACAATAATATACAATAATATACAATAATATACACACTTTAGTTAAATATTAGGTACTATAAAATGGATACTAACATATTTAAAAAAACATACTTACACTTATCACTTAAACTATCTATAGTAGTTCAAATTATAGCTGCTGTTATACAATTTTTTTCTATGTTTATGAATGTCCCACCTGCATATATTATTTTAAAGCAGTTATTAATTTTAGAAAACATAGTTCAGGTAGTTCAGGGATCTTTTTATTCATGGTTGATTTATAATATAAAAAATGAAACAAACATAACATCAAAACGTTATTTAGACTGGGTGATAACAACGCCTATTATGTTAATAACATTGATATGCTATATGATATTTTTAAGAAAAAATAATGAAAATAATAAAAATAATGGAAATAATGGAAATAATGAAGGTAGTGAAGGTATGCAAACTATTCATGACGCACAAAATGTAGAAAAAAATCAAAAGCAACTAGATATATTTAGTATACTTCATGAAAATAGTAGTATTATTTTAGTAATTGTTTTATTAAACTCTGCTATGTTATTATTTGGATACTTGGGAGAAACAAATGTAATCCCAATAGTTTGGGGCGTCTTAATTGGTTTTATCCCTTTTATAATTTACTATTATATCATTTATATTAAATTTGTTAAGAGAGATAGTTATTTAGTTACAGGTGACACAAATGACACAAATGATAGAAGTGAAGCAATTAATAAAACAAGAAATATTAACTCAAAAATATTAAAACTATTTTTATACTTTGTATTTTTTTGGAGTTTATACGGACTTATTGGATTTTTACCATATTATATAAAAAATACATTTTATAACATTATAGACCTCTTTTCTAAGAATTTCTTTGGACTATTATTATCTTATTTAATTTTAGTAAATTCTGTAAATAAATAATTAAATAAATAATTAAATAAATAATTAAATAAATAATTAAATAAATAATTTTACTTATTCGTAAAAAAACGTAATAGATTATTCCTTTATAGATTAGAATAGGATAAAAGAATAAACAACCACATGGATAGTAATCTTTATATATCGGCTGCCGTAGTCGCAGGTATTTTTCTTTTAGTAAAGTTTATTGACTTTCGATTCATTTCAAAATCATCAACTGATGATGGCACTGAAGGAAGTAATAATACTATGAAGTCTGCATTCAGGGATGCAGCAATAGTCTTTATTTGCTATATTTTAGGATACTATATTATAAAACAATTTTATGATACACCTGCTATTTTGGGAAATACGAAACCAGAAATATTCACTGGTGATGCAGGATTTTGATTGTAAATTATAATAAGTAGTCTATTTTATTAAATTATTTACGAAAAATATTCAATGCAAATAATTTAATATTATATAATCATAGTCATGGTTTAGTTTATAGACTATACCATACCTAATCCATATAAGAAGGCAGTTTATCAATATTCATAACACGATTTGAACTTTTTATGTTTTTTTTAGGGACTTCATAGTCTGCAAATATAGGTTTCAAAAGTTGTGCTTGTGGTGTATGTTTATGCACACTTCGTGCAATCATTTTATACAATTTAAAATCCGGATATCTCTCTTCTCCGTTTGTCTTATACAAAATATTCCTATTCTGATCATCTGTAACCCATTCAACTATTAGTTTTGCTATCGCATTTGTCTTACATACTTTAGCAACATCACTTATGTTGTCAATAAAATAGTCAAAAATAGAACATCCTAAGCGACATAAATCAAAACTAAAATTCGGTTCTAATCTTGGCTTCTTATCGTTAAAGTAAGGTTCGATATTATATTGTGTAGCTGCATCACCCGTGCTGCTGAAGCTATCGCTACATATTACTCGTCCTTTGTATTTATAAATTGCTCGTCCAAAATCTATAATCTTGAAAATACGATGATATGTAGGGACGCGATAATACTTTTTGTTAAAAAGATAATACACATACGCTTTATCTGTGTGAACAAACATTACATTGTTAGTATGAAGGTCATTGTGTGTAAATCCAAATACTTTTTGGTATGTAATTAGTGTCATAATAACTTGCATAAGTGCTGATTTCCATTCACCATCAGACATTTCATCCTCACCCATCATAAGTGAATCGAGTGTGTTGTCACATTTTTCAAGCATAATGGCAGTAACAGGAAAATCATTGATAACTGCCCATAACGTTTCATCTTCATCATAGTCAGAATATTCATCTTCATCTTCATCTTCATCTTCATCTTCATCTTCATCTTCATCTTCATCTTCATCTTCATCTTCAGAATCTTCTTCATGAAATGTTTGATTATTTTTATTACTTCCCATTTTATCATTTTTCTCTCCTTTCTCTCCTTTCTCTCCTTTCTCTATCCGATGGCTATCGCCTCCATTTTCTCTAATACCCTTACCATCACTACTATCGCCACCATCACTCTCACTACAAGATGTATACGAAGAACGAGATGAACAGGAAGAGTCATCATTTCCAGAATCATTTTCAGAATCATCATTCATACTATTAGAATCATTGACGCATTGATTGCGTTTGTGTTTGCTATATTCACAATCATTATGATTTTCATTTTCATTTCCATTATTCGTATCATCATTATTCGTATCATCATTATTCGTATCATCATTATTCGTATCATCATTACTATGACTATCACTATCGCTATGATAACCTTTTAAATGAATACTTGAACTTAAAATAGAATCATCGTCTACCATCATTAATGATTCTAAGTTAACATCTGTTAAAGATGTTACTTCACTTGTATGTTTAACTTCTCTATCATTAACATTACTAGAAAAAACAGCATTTAACTCATTGCTTATATTATTAAAATCATCATGAATAATATATTGTGTATCACTAATATCGCCACTATTATTTCCACCCCTAGTTTCACAACTATTATAGTCTATTATTTTTATTTTAGCGCGGCGGTTGCGAGTATTATTTCGAGGTTTTACTTTTCCCATTGAGTCTAAACTAATATGATCATCATCGATGTCATCATATCCGGCATTTTCACCATAGTTATAAATTTCATCTTCAATACTAAATAATATATTTTTATTTTTACTAAAAAATGTATTCTTATCCAGATAGTCAATATCATCTATCACGTTGTAATAAAAATTAGACTTAATACCATTAAATGAACCATAAAAATCAAGTCCATGTATAAAATTATGATGGTTTAAAATCTGACTTGATAAATAAGAAAAAAAACTATCAACATAGGATGAGTTATTTTTATCATTTACTTTTGGCATACCAGATAATGGAATAATTTTAGATAATTTTGGAACAGATAATATTTCATCTTTTTGACCTGCATCAATATTTGTCGTTGCATACTTTCCTGATAAGTATTTTAGCGGATCAAGCAAAGGAGAGAATTTTATATATACTGGTTTATGTTCAGTCGTAATTGAATTTTCTGGTTCTTTGCTTTTAAATGTATCTACTACTGCCGCTTCGATGTTATTTCTATCGGTAACACCTGAAAGACATGATACATAATATCTTTGGTTTAAATTAAAAGAGTTGTAGTTTGTCTCATTCATGTTGAAATAACTTTCATAGATTGGTATATAGTTCGTCAGATTTCTCATTTTAATTTCCGATGTTTCTAAAGAATTAAAAAAATCCTCATTATCTATTTTCCGATAGTATAGTGAAAAATAGTCATCAGTTGTTTTTGTAGTAGCATCTACCACTTCCTTTCCTTCAACATCAATCTTCATCCTATATTATTTAATAAATTAAACACATAATTTTATTACATTTTAAACTAATAATATCTATTTGACTTTTGCGTTTTATAATTTATATTTTTTAATTTGTATTATAATATATATTACTAGTTATAAGACAATAACAAATATATAATAAAATAACAAACATATATAATAAAATAGAGTATACAAATGAGTGTAGGTTTAGAATTAGCAAAGTTCGATATGAGATCGATTAGTTTTAGACCGGATGAAAATAAAGGCCCTGTTATTGTTCTAATCGGACGTCGTGATACAGGTAAGAGTTTTTTAGTAAAAGATTTAATGTATTATCACCAAGACATTCCTATTGGTACTGTTATATCCGGGACAGAGGCAGGCAACGGCTTTTTTGGCGAACATGTGCCCAAGCTTTTCATCCACGATGCATATAATACCGCAATTATTGAAAATATTTTAAAACGACAAAAAGCAGTTTTAAAACAAATGAAAAAAGAGATTGAGACATACAAGCGGAGCACAATTGATCCACGAACATTCGTTGTTTTAGATGATTGTCTCTTCGATAACAAATGGACAAAGGATGTCATGATGCGTCTCCTCTTTATGAATGGACGTCACTGGAAAATTATGCTTGTAATTACGATGCAGTATCCCTTAGGTATTCCACCAAATTTAAGAACCAATATTGACTATGTTTTTATATTGCGCGAACCCTATATTGGGAATCGTAAAAGAATATATGAAAACTATGCAGGTATGTTTCCGACATTTGAGAGTTTTTGCCAAGTGATGGACCAGTGCACGGAAAACTTTGAGTGCCTTGTGATAAACAACAATGCCAAGTCGAATAAGTTACACGACCAAATCTTTTGGTATAAAGCGCAAACACATGGACCTTTTAAATTAGGTGCGAAAGAGTTCTGGGAAATGTCCAAAGATATTCATTCCGATGATGAAGAAGAACAATATGACCCATCAAGTATTAAACGCAAAGGCCAAGGGCCGAAGATTCAAGTGAAAAAAAATAAGTGGTAGCTTAAAGTTAAAATATTGACATAATATGTATAACTAGTTTACTTATATTTTCTTTTTGTGTTTTATTCAGTTTATTATTTTTACTTACACTATTTATAATGTTATGTATATTGTCAATGCTATCATTATATGTAGTAGCAATACATAGACATGGAATATTTAAATAATTTGAAAGTAGACTAATTATATATATACTCTCTGAACCTATAACTAATTTATCTGTTGTATTATTTTTTATTATATCATAAACTTCATTCTGTAGGTTTGTGCTATCATAGTTAACTATTGTAATTGTATCATTAATTAAATAATTTGATTTTTTATATATATTATTTATTTTAACATAGTCTGGAAAAAAATTATCATATTTATAATTTTTAAAATCATTACTTATAATACATGAGTTAATATGGAAAACTTTTTCCTTTGGTAAATAATTACTATAAATAATAGACAAGTCTATTATACATGATATATTAAGTTTACTAATAATTTCAGTCATTTTATATAAAATTTTTTTCTTATTTTTATATGTATTAAAACTATTTTTTGTCATAAAATAGTAATTACCATCATAAACATAAATAAAACCATTTAATAGTTTTATTTTTTTAGTATAAACTTTTGTTCTTTCAAATATGAAACGAAAATAATTTTCAATGTGTAAATTATCTATAACTATAAAAACATTTTTTGTGTTTATATTAAAATCAAGTCCATCTAGTTTTCTAACAAAAGGTTTATTACTTTTTATTAAATCTACTATCCACATATTTTCAGATAGTTTTGCACATTTATGAGTAAAAATGCTATTAATCCAATAATAGCTCTTACCCTCTATACATGAAGGAGTCATAGTTACAAGAGAATCAACACCTAAAATATCTACTGAATAATTTTCACCACATATATCTAACTGAACATATGAATAAATATCATGCCCGGTATCATTTTCAAAATAATAATGATAACCATTGGGTGTTTTTTCAGATGCAGTATCTTTTGGAATTTTATCAATTAAAAAATCTGCACTTTCAACACCATCTTTTGTATCAATATCTAAAACTATATACTTATCTGGAATAAAACCAATCATTTTTTTATTCAAAAATTCACTACTTTTTTGTTGGTTTACTAGGTTAAAACGTTTTGGAATGTATTTTTTTTTAAGATATTTACAATATTTTATGTTATAATTTTTTACATTTAACCCCATGTCTTGCAATTTATAAAAATCTGTTTTTAATTTATGAATATACCATGCATTTGATATTCCTCTATACAATAAATATAAGATTATAATAATAACTGCTAATGTTAACAATATAACAATAGACTTAATAATTTTATTTTTGTATGGGAATAACTTTAAAAAATTAATTACTATGCTATTTTTTATTTTTTTTTTCATATGATGTATGAAATAATATAATGATATTAATATACTAGTATATAATATTTATAAATAATATTTATAAATAAGTGTAAATATTATATAGAGATTAAAGTGGTATTCTTGCACATAAAGTATTATGGTCAGTTAGTTGTGGTTCACCAATATTTTGAATCCAAAACTGACAAGTTAATACATCTGAAAATTTTATATAAGGTTTATTTGGTATATTAACATCTGTATTAAATACACTTGTTATTTTATTATACAAAGGTGGACTAACAACCATTTGGTCAAGCACTTGATATGTACCATTAAAATAAAATGAATATCTTTCGCTATACTTAACATCATTTACTAAATTCTTCATAAATCTCGTTGGTGTATTATTGTCCCAAACTTCAACTGATTGACTCCATTCATAGTCATTGCAGTCGCCTGCAATAATAACATTTTCAGTATCTTTATTTAAGTTTGCTATAATCCAGTCTTTAACATAAGTCGTTTGTTGTATTCTTTGTTGTTCTGTAACTTCGTCAGGTGGTTGAACACTTCCCCATAAACTTGTATCTCCACCTTTTGAGTTTGTATGAACTCCTATTAAATGATAAGTTTGATTTGTTGCATTATGTTTAATATTAACATATAATGGTTTTCTTGATTGTATAAAAGCGGTCGGGGGTGGTGCAGGTGTGCTTGAAGGCAACCCAATTCTATAATACTGCTGAATGCTCATAGACAATGTATCATACAAAATAACAACTCTTATATTACCAGCAAATGCACCACCATCTTGGTTGTTATCGGGTGCAACATATACATATGCATAATTCCTTGTAGGATAAGGAGGAACATTGTAAATAGGGTCGTTCATCAAACTAGTTAAGTAATTCAAGTTTAAGTCACTTGATACCACTCCATTGTTTGCTAATCCCGAATCATCTTGAATCTCTTGCATAAATATAATTTCGGGAGAAAGCAAATTCTCTCTGGCATATTTGGCCATCCTTTGCTCATTTGGTTTAACTGACAAGTTATACATATTTTGTGTTATGATTGAAATATGAGGAGTAGCCAAAGGAGTTAATTTTTGCTCATTTACATATGTAGGAGGTGTTGTTGATGTCGATAATGATAAGTCGATAGAAACTTGTCCTTGTTGAACTATACCAATATCTGAAATATTTCTTGGTAGAATATAATAGTATCCAAATTTATATGAAACTACACCTGTTATATAAGATATAGAGTCGCCAGGGTATACACTATAAAATATTGGATTTGATGGCATTAAATTATTTGCTATTTGAATTATGTCCGCATTTCCATTCTGTGCTAATATTACACCTCCATATGTGGTCATTATTCTATTTGGATTGTCCATGTCTAATACTACTGCAAAGTTACCAAAGCCTTTTAACTGCCCAATAACTTTTGGCAAGTCTATTCTTACCAACATACTTTCATAGTTTTCCCAATAATCTATTGCGTATGCATACTGATTGAAGTCATTAATATTTCCATTGTCAATCACCAAGGAAGGAACATTATTATAAGACTTGCCAATATTTACTGGAGTAGGCAAAGGATTATTACTTGATAAAATAGTTAACTCGGTAATACTAGTTATCTCAGTAATTGGCAACTGATTTGTAAATCCATATTCAAATACTTTTCCACTGATTCGAATTAAGTCACCAATCGAAACAAGACTTAGGTAATAACTTCCTGCTCCTGTGCTTACAAATATACCTGCAGAACCATTATCCGTATTTGTTCCATCTTGTAAATAAAAGCCATTGGTTGTTTTAATTGTTACAACACCACGTGTAGTAACATCTAGATTATTATAAGCACTTACTTGACGCAGTCCATTTATTTGTGAAATCGTTAATTCGTCAAAAAAAAAAAATCATTACATATTGTCTTATTTTGGCGATAAACTGCACCCAGGTTCTTTTGCGAACATATAGGCGGTTGGTATTTACTTTTAAGAAAATAAGGCGTGTCAGATATGCCGCGATATGCACATGCACTTGCACCCTCTGTGCCAAACGCTGCGCGCAACGATGCAGCATTTTTATTTACAGCAGTTTGTTTCAACCTGTCAATACGCGTGCTGCTATCTACTGCACCTTGGCACGCATACTGGCGATTATTGGGCTTGAAAATTGTGGTTCCGTTTTTACGTCCATTGCATGTTAGCGTGCTTTTTGGATTATACTGGTCTGTTGTAGCATATACTTGCGAACCCGTTGCACTATCAGATGGCCAATTTAACTCACCATACGCATTGTAGTAGTTGAAGCCAGGAGCATTTATTGGAATAGTAAGCAGTTTTTGCTCATATGTATTTGTTCGCGACTTCATATAGGCTTGATGAGTGGTATAATATGCTCTACTTAAAAGTGTCGATGCTGATTTGATAACTCTTGCAGGTGGGGTGCATGAAATACATTTTGTATTATAAATTCCAGTAAGTATTTGATAGTTTTGATCAGTCCCAGGTGGCGCCGAAGCGTTTCCTACTTGGACGTAGCCATCATTTTCAATAATAGTTCCGCTGTTCAATGTAGATGAAGAAAGACTATTATCACCTTGTTTTGTAAATTTCTCCGAAATAGTGTATGCATTGCCTCCACCTTCACTAGCATCAGCACATGTGCAGTTGTTTTCACTTGCACGATATATTTCACCTCCTGGTGTAGTTGCAAGCTGAATCGTTGCTACACGTGTGCCAGAGGTTATAACGCCACCAAATGATGATGGTCTTAATTGTCTGCGCCAGTGTTTTATTGGACGCGCCTTAAAATCAGCACCATTTGATTTTTCAGGTTCAGGTTGATTTGGGTCGATGCCATTAGCTAAAGGTCGACTAAGCCCTGGAATAATACTAACTGCTGTTCCATCTTTAGTTGCATAATGAGGAACTTTTGTAGTTATTAATGAATTTGATGCGCTAAAATTTAGAGGAAGATTTATTTTAGGACGTGTATCTGAATTTAAATTTGAACTTGACATTTATATATTTTATGTAATATTTTGTATGTATTTTATATTTTTGTATCTATGTTTATATTTATATTAGAATATAATATTAGAATATAATATTAGAATATAATATTAGAATATAATATTAGAATATAATATTAGAATATAATATTATAAATATATGAATAATTTAAATAATATTAATAGTCTACTTATAGTATTATTTATTTTACTTTTTTGTTATATTATATTTTATTGGATATATAAATTATGCTTTCGATTTAAAATAATAGAAGGCATCACAGGATCAACAAATAGTCCTGAAGTTGTTACAAATGATTCTGTTAAAAAAAAAGATGAAGAAGAAAGCAAACCTCCATCCCCAGAAGATGCTGAAAAAAAATCAAATGAAGGAAATAACCAGTTAACAAACGATAATAAAAAAAGAAAAGATGCGAATAAACCTACGCCTCCATCTGATAAATTAGTGCAAGCTACATTTACTTAACATAAAGTAACTTAACTTAACATGGATGTCAATATATTAAATAATTTAAATAATTTAAATAAATAAAGTATTAAAATATTTAAATTATTGAAGTTAACAAATAATAATTATATACTAATATAATAGTATAGTCAAAATACATAGTATTATAAATATAAATGTCTGGTAGTGATAATAATGTCACTCCTGCTGATACTAACTACGTCTATTATAAATATATAAAAACCCCATCGGAAATGGGAATGAGTCCTGGAAGTAAATTATCAAATATATCCGATGGTGTTTCTGGTATAATATCATATATACAACTTCTCGTAGAAGGACGTTCTAAGGCTTCTAAAACAGGAAAAGCTCTTGGAAATAAATATTTTTATACAACATCACAACAATGCACAGATCCTGCAGGAGTAAATCAAACATTATCATTATATGTTGATAATGTTCCATCGGGTAATTTAGGAATAATTCCAAAAGGAACGGGTGGAAATTTTTCCTCATTTAAAGGGCTTATTCCTGGTCTTCTTGAAAATGCATTTTCATTAGCTCAAATTAATTTTTTTTCAGCATTCACAAGTATGGATCCCCCTAAATGTCAACAAGTAACACTTCAAACTATTGACGTCAATAATAATGTAGGAACGGGAACTGCTTATGTTTCCATTGACGATATCAAAAATATTTCACCTTGTAATTTTGTAAATAATAATAATACAAACATTATAACTGGTGGGAAGTGTAAAGAAAGATTTGTAGTTCGCAATGACTCAAGATGTAGAAGTAAAATACGACAGAGGCGAATAGACAGAAATAAAGAATTTAAAAAATTATATAAAAATGATGGCATTAGCGATAGCGATAGCGACAGCGATAGTGATAGCGATAGTGGTATTGGTATTGGTAAAAAACGTAAAAATAAAGGATACAATATAATGATGCCTGATGACATCTTTCTTAAAATATTTATTTTTTCATTTGGAGCTTTATGGGTGTATATTGCTCTCAAATTAATGGCAAACATGTATAAAAAGAGATGAAAATACCAATGTAAGATTTTGAATATTATTATTTATGTAAATCGTAAATAATAATACACGATATTATGGTCTTACTACCTACCATAATGAACAAATAATTCACCTGCGGTGTCTGCGAGTGTGCTTTCTAGAACCACGGCGGGATTTACGCGATCCACGTCTACGACGTCTACCTCCCATTTGACTTTGAGCCTCACTATCAGCAGCATCATATTGATTAAAACCTCCCTTGCACTTGCGTCTACGACTGCGTCTACGACTGCGACCACCGGCTTGATTCTCAGCTTTAGCTTCTTTATCTTTAAACAAATCAAAAAACATTTTATATATTAACACAAGAAATTAATATATAATTTACTAAAAATAATTTATTAAAAATAATTAATTATCAGCAGTTTCAAAACTTGAATCGTTTATACAATTCAAGAGCAGCTAAACCACCAAGAACTTGAGCAAGAATGTATCCAATCAAATCCTGTTTTGGCAATTTACCCGCGACAACCATCATGACAGAAACTGCTGGATTGAAATGACCTCCGGAAATCTTTCCTCCCAAGTAAATCGCTAAAGCAAGTGAAGCACCAATTGCAAGGGCATTACCTGTTGAGATAATCGTAAACAAAAAGAACAAAGTTCCTAAAAATTCAACTAAAAATTTATTAAACATTTTATTTTATTTATATACTAAAAAAATATAAAAATATATTACGACGCATAAATTTGACGATTTCCTAAAGATGACAAAATAGATGAACCACCCGACTGAAACGGATTTTCAATTGCGCCCTTCTTTTTGGGAGCAACGCATCCACCATTGCGACACCTTTGTCTCCTTATATTACGAATTGTGTTGTCATTGTTTTTCGTCTGGTATGGCGCATCAAGTGCAAGACCGACTTTATACGCGGACTTACCAATTGCATCATATTTTAACATATTGATATACTGGTCACCTGAAACAGGAACAGGAATGGGTTTCCCTGCTAAAACGCGGCGTTGGTAATGACTATGGAACATACTTGTGGTATAGTTTGTATTACTCGCAACTTTTGAAGTTGATGGCGCAAGGGGATCAGTAGAGTAGAAATTTTTCTGCGCATTCATAAATGAAGCACGCGCATTTGCTACATTTCCCGTTTGGTCGGTCGGGTATTGCTGATTGGGCGCAGGCGCAGTGCATGTTTGCACACCATTATTGCCACGCTGTTTAATAACGATACCTTGTGTAGGTGGACCATTGAAATAATATTGTAATGTTCTTATAGGGACTGATGACATTTTGAGATGTAGTTGTAGACGTATATATAATATATATACTAAATTATATATACATATTTTCAGTAAATGCTAAAGATATAGCAACGAATATTAACATATATAAACTTACTTTTTAAAACCTATGCACACGTCTCCAGGCAGATTGTGTGGTATTGAAATCGTCTCCACCAAAAGAATAGTCATTGTAGTTCCGGTTCACCGCTTGTAATTTTTTAAATCGGATATAGTCAGAACCATCATAAACATATTTGGGATTGCATGTTGCAGATGGAATACCAGTATTATCAGGCCGAGCCTGAATAGCACCTCCTAAAACTTTATAGCCATTCAATGTGCGCACATTATTTACCTGGTTTGAACCACCAGAGGTATAATTAGGACGTGATAAAAAGTCACCAGCATTATATACTGCCCTAAATGGTCCAATTTTTCTTTGATAACCATTGATGGTTCCAGTTGCTGCAGCACCATTCCACGCTTGAACTAGTGAAAATCTTTCAATTGAACGTTCGCTGCTTCCAACCATACCACTTCCACCATCAACACCGCAACCGCTCCCTGTAAGAGTGGGCGCAATACCTGGAAAACCTCCACCTAAATTAGACATTATATGTTGTAGTTATACTATTGTTATATTAT